GGATCTAAAAAATGGTTTAAAACCTAACCACCAAGTGAAATTTGTTTGGGATAAAAGTTCTAATATTAAAAACGATCATTGTAAAGGTATCAATAATTTTAATTTACCAATACATAATTTAATCGGAAGCGATTCAAATACAACTTCTTCAGCTGCTCAAGGTGCAAATCCACTTGATTCAAGTGGACAGAATATTAGTTTTTTGCCAGGCATTAATGTAAGTAACAAAGTTGTAGAATATATAAACATGAACTGTCCAAAATGGATAACACATAAAAAGAATGCAAGGAAACATGGTGTTACGTTTGATATTACTATAACTCCTATTGTAACATATCCTAATGAGCAGTCTCAAACCCTTCATAATAATATAGAAGAAAAACTCACTACATTTACTATTAAAGTATATAGAAGTCTAACCACACCTGATTTAGATATGAACGAATGTAATAAGAAATATGAGAATAGAGATTACCAATTAAATAGATTCAAATACTTACCAATTGAAAAGAATTATACATTCTTGTATTCAGGATTAAATACAGAAGTAATAAATTATCAAATTGATATAGAGAATTTATATTTTCAGGTCAGGCAACCATCGGAAGGTCTGTATTCTAATGCGAACTTAGAATCGTATGCACCTTCAACACCAGCACAGCAAACAAATTCTCAGTATGTAGAAGATATAGTACAACACCCAGGAGTAACTTATAATACAGTTAAAGCAGAATATCACTATGTTGGAATGGACGCACAGCAACAGAGTTCAACATTCCAAAGTAGTGCTGTAACCGAATCATTGGCATCAAATATGTCTAAGCGAGACATAGACGCAATGAAATTTGAAATGGAAATTAAGGGTGATCCATATTGGATGGGCAATATGATGGTAGATGTACAAGGTAAACTTGAATTACCGGACTACGATTCAAGAGATGCGTTGGTAAGTTTTTTACAATATCAACCAAGCAATGAATTATTAACTACACAAAACAAAGGACCGATTGATTATATTTCATCTGGTGTTTATAAATTACTAAAAATTGAAAGCAGGTTTCAAGACGGTAGGTTTACTCAGGCATTATCTGGGTATAAAGATCCTACTACAAACATTGCTATTATATTAAGCGAACTAGAGAAACTATCAGGAGTATAATATGGCAGGTTTAGTTAAAAAAGACGGAATTGAAGTATCATCAAGAACTAAAGGTAACAGTGTACCTGGTATCAATAATCTCAATGGCGTGTATATTGGTGAGGTTATTAACAACACCGATAGTTTATACACCGGAAGAATAACAGTACGAATAAATGATTTTCAAAGTCAAGATGCAACTATAATTTGCTTGTTAGCGTTGCCATTTGGTGGACACACTAGAATTAAAGATAGCGGTGGCGATGAAACTAAAGAAGCAGAAGCGCCGGTGAGTTATGGTATGTGGCCACAACCTCCAGAAGTAGGCACAAATGTTGTTATAGCATTTACTAATAGTTTAGAACAAGGCATTGTTATGGGCTCTCTTGTATCTAAAGACAATAACTCAATGATGGGTGGAAGAGCTAGTGGGAAAGTATATGCTGACAGTGAAAAAGGTTTAGGTCCAGCAGTTGAAAAAAATCCATTTGATACAAATGATGATGATACAAAACCATTAGATAATCACTTTCAATCAGTATTAGACAGACAAGGACTAAGTCTCGATTATGTAAGAGGACATAGTCAAAGTAGTGCAAGAAGAGAATCGCCTAGTAAAGTTTTCGGTATTACAACACGCCAAGGACATGTGCTTACAATGGACGATGGTGATGATAAAAATGCTAGTAACAATATTAGATTGAGAACAAAAAGTGGCGCTCAAATATTAATGGACGATGGCAATGGTTTTGTTTTTATTACAAACCAATCAGGTGATGCTTGGATTGAAATGGATTTTGCAGGACATATAGACGTTTATAGTAAAGCAGGTATAAGTATGCACACAGAAGGTGATTACAACGTACATGCTAAAGGTAGTATTAATATGCAAGCCGAAATAGGAGTAAACATAAAGAGCTCAGGTGGTGACGGAATAAAATTAGAATCAAGTGTAGGTGCTATTGATGTATACAGTGCGTTAGACCTGAACTTACAATCAGCTACGAATTATAATTTACTAGTAGCAGGTAATCAAATTATTACTGGTGCAAGAATAGATATGAATGGAACAGAGGCAGGAGCAGCAACAAAAACTCCTATACAAAACCAAATAGCGAACACTAACATAAAAACTAGTGTAGCTAGTAGAGTACCAGAAAAACATCCGTGGGAAGGAGTCAGTGGTGTAGAAGAAAGATTTAAAACCGGCAAAGGAATAATATTATAATGCCTAGTTTTGATTTACAATCAACAATTAATAATAAGAACTTAATTGACTATGGATTATTCACAGTGATAGATAGTACAGCTGTGAATGCATTAATAAATTTAACTGAGTTAGAAGCAAGTGACAAGTTAATTAATATTAAACTTAGAAACACTAGATGGCTAGGCTATACTAAAAATTCTGTCATTGGTTATAAAGGAACCATCGACTTAACAAGCGATGGATTAACTGAGGCAGCGGCATATACAAACTGGATAGAAGAATTTAAAGATAAAGAACGAAGATTTAAAAAACAATTTCCATTAAGTACTGTATCGCAAACACAATATGATGCTATGTTAAGTTTATATGCAGACACTCAAACATTTGATAAAGTAGGAACAAGCAACAGACAATTTCAAATATTAGAATTTATTCAAGATAGAAAATGGAATTACGTGGCTACAGCATTAACACTTGGTGGTGCAGATAGAACAAACAGACAAGCAGAAGCAAAACTGTTAGTTCTTGGTGATTATGGGACATATAAAGATAGAACTTATATTAAAGAAGAAGGCATACAAACTCTTATAAAAGAATATAGCACAGCACAGATGAATGATTTACAAAAAAAACAAGCAGAATATGTTTACTATGCTGAAACAAATAGATTCTTACTAAACATGACCGAACACCGAAAGCGAATTCTCGCGAAACAACTCAATTAATTCAAAATAATCCAATCATAAAGTACATAGTTAATCTTTTCGATAAATAGTTGTATGAGCGATATAATTGGATACACAACAATAAACAAACCATATACTAGTAAAACTCTGTCTGGCTTAGAATTAGCTAAACAGGATCTATTAAATCATTTTAAAATCCGTAAAGGAGAGAAATGGACAGACCCAAACTTTGGATGTGACTTAGAACTATATGTGTTTGAACCACTTGATCAAGCAACACAAGATGCTATTGACGAAGAAGTTAATAATGTTATAAATTACGATCCTAGGTTTGAAGTGAATGATTCAACTATAAACGTTGTACAAGAATCACATTCAGTTACAGTTAATGTGAAGCTCACTTACTTACCAACAACAACTGCAACAGAGTTGCAGATTAAATTCGACAGAGAATTTACAGAAAACGCAGAGTTTTAATTATGGCACAGAAATCACGACAAAATAAACTATTTGCGGCAGAGGACTTTACAGTAATATATGAATCATACATTAATGCTAATTTTCAAGCATTTGACTTTGATACTATTAGAACTGCAATGGTTGACTATGTACGCAACAATTACCCAGAGAATTACAATGACTGGGTAGAATCAGCTGAATTTGTATCGCTACTAGATGTAGTTGCACAATTTGGACATAACCTGGCATATCGAGTAGACATGAATGCTAGGAACAATTTTTTAAGTACATCAGAAAAACAAGAATCAGTTTACAAATTAGCAGAATTCTTAGGCTATCAACCAAGACGTAATGTGCCAGCGTACGGTGAAATGAAAGTTATAGGTGTTAAAACAAACGAATCAGTTATAGGTAGTGCAGGTACTAGTTTAGGCGGAACTGAATTAAAATACGAAGTTTCAAGTAATGTTAACAACTTAGATGATTTTATTACTGTGGTGAATTCAGTTTTACAAAATAGTAATCAATATGGTAGTCCAAAAAAATCAGTAGTAATTAACAATATAAAAACAGAATTTTATGATCTCAATAATACTCCTAATCAAATTAAATTTGATATACAAGGAGCAGTATCGGGAACAATGTTGCCGTTTGACATTATAAGCAGTGACTATGATGATAACACCAGAGCATTTAAAGAAAAGTCTCCAAATCCAGTAGGAAGTTTAGGAATATATTTTAAAAATGATGGTAAAGGAATAACAAGTGTTAATACTGGATTCTTCTTTGGTGTTAAACAAGGAACGTTACAATACCAAGACTTTGTTGTTGACAACCCAATTGATAGTGCATCTCTTGATATTACAAATACAAACGTTAATAATTCAGATGTATGGGTACAAAATATTAGTAATACTGGCAATGTTGTTAAAGAATGGACAAAAGTATTAGATGTTAATAGTAATGTAATTTATAATAACTTAGCAACAGGCGAACGAGATATATTTAGTATTAAAACTAGAAAAGATAACAAAATATCAGTATTGTTTCCTGATAGTACTTTTGGTAATATTCCAAAAGATACAGTAAGAGTGTGGCATAGAACAAGTGCTAACAGTACATATGTTATTAGACCAGATGACATAACAACTAAAAAGATACAAGTAAATTATACGGGATATGATGAAAATACATATACTGCAATTTTTACTATACAACTTAAACAATCAATTTCAACTGCAAGTTCAAATGAAACAATAGATCAAATACGTGAGAATGCACCGAAGAACTATTCGAATCAGAATAGAATGATTACAGCTCAGGACTATAATACTATGTTAGGTAATAGTAACGGTAGTATTGTTAAAATTAAAAGTATAAACAGAACATTCAGCGGACATAGTAGATATTCTAAATTTAGCGATCCAACTGGAACATATAGTAATTTATATATGGAAAGTAACGATGGAAAATTATACGCACAAGATAACTTAGTATCCTCAGCATCAGCTTCAAGTGATAATGCTGATACAATATATCAAAAATATATTAAAGATATATTAGATAATGATGAATTTGTAAACTTGTATTATGCAAGATATAGAACATCATTTTATGATCTAGCACATGAAGTAATAGATGGAAACGCACACATGGTTGCTGATGTTGTACAAGCAAACTCTACGTATACATGGCAACAACCAAGTAGTTCATCAAGTGGAGCATTAACCGGATATTTAAGAGATTCGGCTCAGGCTATTACACGTGTTGGTGAAACAGCATCTGGATATATAAAACATTTTAAACCCGGTGCATTAATTAAATTTAGAAAAACTGATAACACGTTTGTATGGGCTAAAGTTGTAGACATAAAAACATTCGGACTTGGAATAGAAGGCATAGGAACAAATGCTGGAGAACCAACTGGACTAGTTTCAGATGGTACGGGTGCTATTGTATTGGATGCTAAGGTGCCAGATTCTGCGACTGTTGAAATCATATATCCTGCATTGTCGAGAAAGTTTAAAAACAGAGAAAGAGATATATTTATTAGTTACTTAAAAGCAAATAGATCGTTCTCAATAATATACAATTACAAAACAACAAGTTGGACAGTTAATCCAACACCAACGGCATTTGATGCTACTGTTTCTTTTCCTACTAACTTTGGTATAGATAATGACAGTTGGCCAATTTCAGTTAATTACACGGGTTCTACTTTTGATATTTATTTGAGAACGGTAAGAATTAATTTTACAAGTACTAAAGTACAGTTAGGAAACATTCAGAACGAAATTGAAATCGGATCATACACTAAAAAAGCTAAACGAGATATAATTGGCTTCTTAGGAGCCAGTGGTAAAACTATTATAAGATTAGGGTCTTTTTATGTATATGGTTTTGAAACTTCAGATTCAAACAAATATAGGTTAACAGTTATCGATGGAAACGCTGACAGCAGACCAGATGACCCAGATGTATATAATGCTATAGTTTTACCATCAGAAACTACAACAATTGAGATAGATGGAGTTGCTATACGAGGTGAACAAGATTTAAACTTTGAATGGGAACATATTGCTGCGGATAATCAAGTAGTTGATCCTAGTTTTACAAATATCATTGATGTATTTGCATTGTCAAAATCATATGATACAGAATATAAAAATTACTTAAAAGGAACGATAACAATAGAACCGATCCCACCTACTAGCTATGAGTTAGGTACACAGTTCGCAGGTATTGTGGATAAGAAAGCAGTAAGTGATACTATTGTATATAAACCTGTTAGATACAAACCAATGTTTGGTGCTCTTGCAGAACCACATTTAAGAGCAAGGTTTAAAATAATTAAATTATTTGGATCAAATATTACTGACAGTGATTTAAAATCAAAAACAGCAACAGCAATAGATGAATTTTTTGCTTCAAGTAATTGGGACTTCGGCGAAACTTTTTACTTTACAGAATTATCTGCATATGTGCATAAGCAACTTGTAGGTGTATTAAGTAGTTTTGTTATTGTACCACAAAGCTCAGGAAGTACATTTGGTGATATGTTTGAATATCAACCAAACACAGATGAATTACTTATACCAGATGTAACTGCTAACGACATTGATATTATTACAAACATTACAGACGCAAATATTAGAGCAGGATCATAATATGAAAAAGAAAGCAGGACAAGGGTCAATTAATAAAATTAAGACCAGTAAATTTTTACCAAGTGTATTTCAAACAGAACTTAACCAAGTTTGGTTAGATAGTACAATGGACCAACTGGTTTCAAAAGGACCGTTGAAAAACATTGATGGTTATGTTGGAAGCAAAGACGGGAAAGTGGCGACAGCAGGTGATGTTTATTTGGATTCGTCAACATTGGAACCTGCAATTGTTTCATTTAATAAACAAGCAGAAATAACTAACATCATTGCATTTGATGACGTTGCTAATGCAATTAATGAAAACTTTAAAACTTATAATTATAATTCAGCATACAGTTCATCTAGATCTACATTTAGTCCACCAATTAATATTGACAAATTTACCAACTATATAAACTATAGTTGGGTAGAAGAATTACCTGTATACGAAAGTATATACACAGGTAGTAATGTTAACCCAATAGTTGAAATACAAACAAATAATAAATCAATTATCGTTGATGACACTAACACAGTAACACTTGAAAACCAAATGCTTATCAAATTCACAGGCACTGGCTGGGACACAGCAGTAAGAGACAAAACATATTTAATAGCAGGATCAACAGGTAAGTTTTCTTTGTTCTTATATATAGATGAGAACGGTGTTAGAGTATATAACAACACAGTAAAACATTCTGAGAACGTTGATGGTGCGTGGGATAATAATAAATTATTTAATGTAGAACCAAATACTAATAGTAGTTATTGGAATACTAACGCTACTCCAAGTGACGTTGTGGCTAATTATAATAATGACGTTAACCGAGAACACGTGTTTACTGGATTTAATTTTGTTGACTTTAATTCAAATCCAACACAACTTGTAGATGATTGTTTTATAAAATTTACAGGCTCTTGGGTAAGCGGAACAAATACTACTGATATACACAAAGTAAGCATTGTTAAATTAAATGGAGAAGTAACAATTACTTTAGTGCCAGCAACAATAACCGAAATAGCATCTATTCCAGTACTATCTCCACCAAACAGTTTAATGTATGACAAGGGCTCTATTATTAATCCTATAAAAGATTATATTGTTATTGCAAAAGAAGATAAATTTCAAACAGCATGGAGTAGAAATAATCATTGGGTAAACGTTAGCACGATTAATAAATTAGTAGACTTAATGCCAACATATGACTTCTCTGAGATAAAAGATACAAAGAGAAAAGCAATTAGGCCAATTATAGAATATAATGCTGGACTACATATGTGGGACCAATCAGAAATGATTTTAACAACCGCATCACACAAAGGTGTTATAGACAAAGCAATTATTATAGGTGAGGAACCGACAACAGCAGGCACAACATATATTTACACTGACGACACTGACGATTCAATTCATACAGTTGGCGGATCAGATGTTCCATTAGTAGAGGGCGACACGTTTTCTGTACTTACTAGTACACAAAGTTTGTGGAGCGAATCAGATGGTTATTTTACAAATAATAAAATAACACTAGCACAACAAAAAACAAAAACTAATCAATATCCATTATATAGATTTTATCATTGGTCTGGCACCGCATATGAAAATATTAATGGAAGAAGATTTACAGGTGATAAGATTTTTGGTTATAAAATTGGGACAGGAGCGAACGATTCTGAACTAGGATTTCCGTTAAGTTACAAAGATACACCAAAGGGTGCTGAGTATGAATTTGAAAACTTTATTATAACAAGCAAGTATTATACTACATTTGCAAATGCAGAAAACTCAAGGGGAACATATACAAAGGACCAATCTGGTGAAAGTTTATTTAAACAAAACAATATACTAAAAAATATATATGCAACAGATAGTAAGAATGCAGGTGCTATTGAGCATGTACAATATAAAGTAGCCACAGCAGATGAAACATTTACTATACCGTACGGGCATAGCCATTGGAGACCGGTACAACGTTATATAATTTATAGCAACGAGGGTAGTACATCTATTGCTACAGTAGATAACACTGGCGATATAACTACAACACAAGTTGGTAATGCAGAATTATTACTATTAGGTACTGAACAACAAATTACATTTGAGAATTTAACAGGAATGACACTGTCGCTAGTTTCTCATGGAACTACTATAACTGACGACACTCCAGCATGGATATCAATATACAACGGTGGAACTACTATAACATTAGCAACAAGTTCAGCAAGTGATAACACTATGTTTGACTTAGTAGGTGATGGCGAAGTATTACAATCATTTGTTGTATCCAAACAATGGGATAACTCATTTCATAGTCTTACAATTAATGGAAACAAAATTGATACAGCTAAAGTAACAACCGGATCAACAACTATTGAGATAGACCAAACTGCTGTTTCAGAAAATGATTTAATTGATTTATATTGGACGAATAAAGATTTAACAAATAAAACAACCAATGTAAGTTTACCTGATGTACATAAACATAATGCAAATAATACAGCTATGGAAACATTTACTTTAAGTGAAACTATGGACCACTGGGCTGATAAGTTAAACGCTATGCCTGGATTTAATGGTAAGACATTTGAAGAAAATAACTATGCCAGTATTCCACAGTCATCACATTATGGTGGAACAATCTTTATGCATAAAGATATTAGCATAATGAATGATATTAATTACTCATCAAATGAATTAAGTATTACTGGTGCGTTAGTAGAACAAGCAAATGAATTTGTTGCATTTAGGCAACGTGTGACTGCTCAAGCAAGAAGAGTTTGGAAAGTTGGCGCAGCCACTTTACAAGAATTAACCGATAACGCAATACACGAAGTTATTAGAAATCAACAAGACCATGGATTATATAAAGAATCCAATATGCTTTATATACAAGACGAAGACTTTCAAAGATTTACATTAACAGGTGATACTATAAATGATTTTACTAAAACATTTAAAACAAGATTTTTATTAAATGGTGATGTTAATATTAGAGACCACGTATATGTTTACTTAACAGAAGATAATGGTAGCAATACACAAGTAAGAAGAATGTTAGTAAAAGATAAAGACTATACATTTATAGGTAAAACAGTTACATTAACACTTGATTATGCAGCCATGGATTCATCAAACACTAAACCAGTATTAGATGTTTATTATTCTAAAATGGACAACTATAGTTCTGTTCCGGCCAGTATGGTAAAACTTGGATTAGCATATGGTATTGAACCACAAGTAAATAATAATATATTATATACACACGATGGTAAAGAAATTGATGTCACAGGAAAAGATTTAGTAGACATAAATTCTTCAACGTTTGATCCTGTTAATGCAGTAATATTTGAAATGGAAAAGCGTATATATGCTGGACTAGTTAAACAAGATGAGATGTATACTAGTACCATAGAAGGTAGAAAAAGATATAATTCTTATAACAAATATCTTCCATCTCAACATATAAGTTCGTGGTTTGCATTAACAGATTTAAATAATTATTTAGAAAAACATTATCATAAGTGGGCTAAACTTAATAATATTACAAGTATAAACACAGCTAATTATTATGATGCAGCTGATTCATTTACGTGGAATTATAGCAGTATAGCAATTAGTAATGAGTTTGCTAATACAACACTACCTGGTCATTGGAAGGGTGCATACATGCACTTATTTGGTACGTGTACACCACACATTACGCCGTGGCATATGTTAGGCTATGCATTTAAACCAACTTGGTGGGATGCAAATTATAGTTGGACAGATGCAACCAAACGTGCGGCATTGTTAAATGCATTAAAGAAAGGTATAACAGAACCATCAACTGGATCACAAGACATAACATTTGCTAGACAGTATTGGGATTTTGCAACGCAATGTCCAGTTACAGTAACGGGCACACTTGAAGATCCAAGCACAGTATTAGGCACTCCGAGTAACATTGATAAAGAACAAGACTTTGTATTTGGTGATTGGGGACCAGCTGAAGCACAATGGAGACAAAGTGCAATAGGACAAGCTGTAATGGTTGACGCAGTATTAAAACTTAACCCAGCAAAATGTTGGACAGAGTTTTTCCAACCTAGTTATAACATACCGACTTACTTAACAAGCAATCATTATAAGACACCAGGAAAGATATATGGAAAATCAATTGAATATATAACAGTAGGCTCATCTCCTGCTACATTAGAAAGTACAGGATATTTTAAAATGTTAGATGATGATCAAAGCACAATAGGTAGAGCAGTATATAAATTAGACAACACTGGATCAACGGGAAGCATTGATGCAATCAGTACAATTGATCGTGGTCGTGATTTTACATCACAACATATTATTTCATATGTTGGTACAGCAGGCGCAGCAGACGATATTAATTTATATGCAAAACTAAAAGAGATTCCATTTGTAGCTAACGGAATTGCACAAGCCCAGTATAACTTTTTAATTAGACACAGCTTTGATACTGAACTAGATAACCTACATAACAACTTAACAACTCAATTACATACAAAGCTGAACGGATTTACCAGTAAGCACTTATTAAATATTTCTGCAGAAACTAGTATAATGGGAGACTTTAATTTTGGTGCAGATGATTTTAAAGTTAAAATGTATCAAGGAACTACAAAAGAATTAGTTACCGCTAGTGCATTAACAATTAAAAAAACACTTACAGGATATACAGTATCTGGTATTAGTAATAATGCAAGAGAGTTTTATTTTTATGAACCTAACATAGTTAATCCAGCAGATTATACGACTCAAACTATTTTAAATCAATCAGTAAGACAATATAATAATTTTGTAACAACTCCGAGCATCATTGAATATGATGCAGAACTTGAAAAGTTACAAGACGTATATAATTTTATACGAGGCTATTGGAAGTGGATGGAAACAAATGGATACGTACTTCAATATGATGGTAATAGTTCTGCCACCGATTTTATTACTTGGGCATTAAACGCTGAAGTAGGTAACGGTTATATACTACAAATAGGTAGAGAAATAAAGTACACACCAACTAGTGGTCATGTATATGAATATAATAAATTAGAATATAATAGTAATGATATATTAGCATCTGACGGAATTAGATTAGATAATACTAATTTAGGTATTAAGCGTATCGATGGTACAGCAACAATTGAAACAAAGGATAAACAATTTATAGCGAGTGTAACTAGTGCAGTAGTAAACTATCAACATATTATTTTATTTGAAGATAAAACAAAATTATCAGTAAATGTATTTAATGATGTTAAAAATATCGCACAACAAAGATTACGTATAACTGGACAAAAAACACAAGATTGGACAGGCGAGAAAAAAGCCCCAGGTTACTTAATAATGGGCGACACTATTGTACAAAACTTTGACAGTGCAGTACAAAGTGTGGATGACATTTATAGAACTGATGTGGATGACTTTAACCAGTCATTTACAAAAGCAAAAGAATTAACAATAGGAAAATCAGAAGGCACTTTATTAGATGACTTGGGTATCAACAAAAACGTACTTACAAATTATTACCAAGGAATGATTAAAGAAAAAGGTACAAAGGGTGCAATTGAACATATTGGAAAAAGCACATTATTAAACACAGGTGAGACAAAAGTTTCTGCATATGAACAATATATGTTTAGACAATCTACATTGGGCAATGATGACATGGAAGACCCACTTGAAATTGAAATAGTTTCAAGCGATATTAGTTCGTCTCCACAAACTATTTCATTAGATACTACTAACACAGAAGCAAATGTAATATCAGCAACTAGTAGCAAGATTGTAAACAACAAACCAATTACATTTGAAACATTAAGTTACGAAAATTCAGATAACGATATACTTACAGGTGGCGAAGCAACGTTTGATGAAACGAAATACAGAGTATTACGTATGTCTGATATACCGTCTGTTTTTGATAGCACAGCCGCATATGCTAAAATTCCTACATGGAATTCTACAACAAGTTATAAAAAAGGTGACCAAGTAAGACACGAAGGTCAATTGTGGAATTGTATTGTAGACTTTACTGGACTAACAGAAGTATC